CCTGATGTACGCAACTACTGCGAGACGAAACTTGCAAGGGTCGGCGCACTTGCTCGTTCCTTGGATGTTCGGCTTAGTATGCATCCTGGTCAGTTTACTGTGCTTGCTAGCGACAACCCAGATATTGTTGAACGTAGTATAGAGGAGTTTGAATACCATGTTGATGTCATACGCTGGATGGGCTACGGACGCACATTCCAAGACTTTAAGTGCAACGTACACATCTCAGGCCGCCAAGGTCCAGCCGGCATTAAGGCCGCACTCAAGAAACTCACGCCAGAAGCAAGAAACGTTATCACAATCGAAAACGACGAAAACAAGTGGGGTATCGAAGACAGCCTCGAACTTGCTGAGGACCTCGCACTCGTTCTTGACATACACCATCACTGGTGCCGTGAAAGAGAATACATACAACCCACCGACGATAGATATAAACGCATAGTTGATAGCTGGCGTGGTGTGCGTCCTGCAATACATTACAGCTATAGTAGAACAGAACAATTGCCCGAAGGCTTTGCACACGATACATTACCTGACATGGTTGCGTTATTAGATGCAGGCTTTAAAAAAGGCAAGCTGCGAGCACATAGTGATTGGTATCCTAATAGTGTAGCAAACGATTATGCACTAAGCTTCCTACCTTATGCAGATATTATGTGCGAGAGTAAGTGCAAGAATTTAGCAAGCATAGATCTATATAAATATTATAAAGGAAAAGAAAATGAGTTACTTGAATCAAATGTACAGTCGCGGCAACCCGCTTACGCCTAAGCAAGCGAATAAAAACCCAAATAGAGTTGCTGGCGGACATAGAGGACAAGGTTCTGATAGTATTGCATTGTTGGGGGAGGACGGAGTCGAACGGATTTTGCCTACTCAGAAATACGTGCAAGCATTAGAACAACAAATAACAAAGCAACACTCTGCTATTAATGTGCTTGAGAGAAAACTAGCTAGAGTACAAAAAACTACTGAGGCTTTGGAATCTAGCGTAGCATCTCTTAAACATAGGTAAGTTTATTTTGCGGCTTTAACAGCAGCTAAAAGGGCAGCTTTGTTCATACCAGAAGTTGCTTTAATACTACGCTTCTTTGCTTCTGCTAATAGTTGAGGTTTAGTTAACTTATCAAAGTCACAAGCTTTACCGGTTGACTTTTTAGTTTTCTTAACCTTTCCAGCTGGAATAGCCGGTGTTTTCTTAACGTGTAGTTTAGCTTCGTCCATTGGTGGGTCAGCACGAGCAACATCCTCTACTTCACTAATTACACTCCACCCAAACATACTTTTTAATCTTTCAAACATACTTTTTAATTCTCCATGATGACTATAATCTGTCATACGTATTTATAAGTATGCATATAATTAAGATATTATATTGGATTAAATACATAACAACAGGAGAACTACTATGAACCCACTTAATTGGATTAAATCTCGCATTGACGAACGTACATCATGGGATGGCGGAATGTTAATAGCAGTAGGTGTAATTGTACTAATTGCAGGACCATTTGCTAAACTGGCAGCTTATGCCGCAATTGGTTACGGCATTTGGACAATTTGGAAGAAAGAAGACTAAAGCTTACCGATAGGCGTAGAGCTACTAGCACTCATGTTCCAAACCTGCTTGCGTTCTACGCCTTTCTTTTGAGCAAATACCTTACTATCACAGTTACTACATACGTGAAAGTAGTTATTGCTTAGACGCTTAGGATCCATACTACCTCTAGCACGTTCAAACTCTGCGTCACAATTATCACACCGTAAACACACAAAGGTACGTCGGCGAGTATAGGCATGTTCCTTGCCCGTTTTGCTTTTACGAACATGCCTGGTTTGAATAGAAAACTCTTTTAAGAACATAACTATATTTAACATAAAGATTATAAAACAGTTCGATAAATACATATGAATAAAGGAAGCATCAATGACAATCTGCACACTAACTGACAAAGCTAAACAACAGATTAACGATATCTGCGAAGAAAACAATGCCTACGCTATTAGTTTAAACCTAGACGGTGGCGGTTGTGCTGGATTTTCATATGCATGGGATACTATTGCATCAAAAGAAGATGTTGCGACTATGGATATTACAATTAGTTCAGGTAGTGGTAATTTTGTTATTGGCGCACATAGCATTATGTTTTTAGCGGGAACTGAAGTAGACTATGTAAAGTCTATTGTAGGATCAAACTTTGAAATTAACAATCCAAACACAAGTTCCTCTTGTGGTTGCGGAGTTAGCATTAACTTTGATATGGATAAATTAGACAACTCGCTGGCTACAGCAGTATAACGGAGCATTTAGAGAATGGCAAAGCAAAATATTGATATTGGTGTAGAAGGCAATGATGGCACCGGCGATAGTATTAGAGAATCGTTTCGTAAAGTAAACGAAAACTTCTTAGAACTATATGCTGTGTTTGGCATCGGTGGCCAAATATCTTTTACAGATTTAAGTGATACTCCAAGTACATATCAAGGTAATGAAAATAAAATTCCAGCTGTTAAAAGTGACGGTAGTGGTATTAACTTATTAAGTCTAGCATCTAACAATGCAGTAGACGGCACTATTGATACAATTGGATTTGATTATTCAGTAGACGGTAAACTAGTTATTAAACAGCTAGTATCAAAAGTATCAAATGACCCGGTTCCAACACTAGGTGGACCGTTAGACGCTGCAACACAGCCAATTGCTAACATTGCTGTTTCACAAGCGGCTATCGATACATTTAACTCTGTACACAGTACTTCATATACAATATCAGATCTTGTTATTAACAAAGCATATGCTGACAGTAATTATCAGCAAAAAGACGTAGCTGGCGGCGGATTAAGACTAGGTGACGAACCTGCAACAATATCACAATATACACTAACTGTAGGATCTTTAAGCTTAGGTAATTTAACTATTACAGCACACGGTCTAGCAGGTTCTTATACAGGTGCCGCATTTGTATGGAATTCAACAGGCACAGATCCAAGTAACGTAGTTACTGGAACAACGTACTATCTTAGAATTTTAGATATAAACACTATTAGCTTGCACCCAACTTCGGTTGCCGCAGTTAATAATTCGGGCAGACTATTACTCACAGGCGGTTCTGGTACATTTAGTATTACAGATGCGGCATATGATAGTACGCTAACAGGTAACTGGTTAGACAACGTAGCAGTTCCTAGAAAGTCAATGGTACGCCGACAAGGCGACACAATGACTGGTGCTTTGCAACTATTTGATCACCCAGGTGATTTGGCAGGTAAAGGTCTTCCAAATGGTGTAGATGATTTACAAGCAGTATCTAAATTATATGTTGACAGTGTAGCAAGAACTAGTGACGTAAACATTTATGTAAGCACCACTGGCGATGACAGACAAACATATACACCATATGGTAAAGAAGGCCGTGCAACAGGATATGCATACAAAACAGTTAATGCGGCTGCACGAAAAGCTGAAGAACTAATTATTTCATCAACACCTGAACCAGGTCCCTATATGCAGGGACTGACATTTAACACAGGTGCTAGTCAATCAACAGTAAAAACAGCAGGTATTACTTCTCCAATTAGCGGTAGAACAAATGCTAGAACGCTGATACAAAACAACAGAGAATTTATTCAGAAAGAAGTTACATCATATCTTAACGCAACATATCCAAATTATGTTGGAATGTATAATGAAGAAACATGCGAAAGAGATGTTGGATTAATTCTTGATTCTGTAGTGTTAGACGCATTGCTAGGTAATAACGCAAACTATCTATCACGGTACGCTGGCCTTAGATATTACTCAAATGTAAGTGCTCAGAAAGCAATTGGTGTTCAAAGAGCTGAAACAATAGCAGGTATTACGTATGCTAAAACTATTGTTAAAAACTACATCTTAACAAACACAGCAGTACCTACAGCATATCAATCACAAGTACCGCAGTTTATTAATGCAGCTATTACACCAGATGCACTTGCCGATGATGCAATTGATGCAAAGTTTGCAATTGTATTATCTGTTATTGCAGATGGAGCATTAAATGCTCCTGCTATTGTTGACGGTACTACTAACTATAAAATTAATGCAAACAATGGTAACTATGGTTACTTAGACCAAGCTAACCCAACTAACACAGATATTATTCCTGGTAAAATTATCAGAGGTAAAGAATCAGGTGCTACTGGACTAATGGTAGACTACAAACATGAATCAGGATCAAGGGCTGTAAGTGTTGCAACTACTGACGAAATTGAATTACAACTTCTTAAGCCAATTGAATTTATACCTGGTGAAGAATTAGAATATGGTAACGTACAAAATCAGACTCAATGTGTTATTGTAGTTGAATCTGGAATTTACGATGAAGACTTTCCGATCAAAGTACCAACTAACGTATCTATAAGAGGTGATGAGCAACGTAGAGTTATTATACGTCCTAAGAACCGTGTATCACAATCACGTTATGCAGACACATACTTTTATAGAGATGCAGAGTTCGATGGCTTAGTAGTTGGTGTTAGTGAAATTAATACACTAAAGTTTAGTTCACAAATTAATGCATCAAGAACAGCAGGAACATATACTATCACTGGCGATAGTAATATGGTAACTAGCAGATATGGATCCGGTGCAACAATATCTGTAACAATTGATGCAAACGGCTCAATTTCTGTAGCTACTGCTACTGTAAAAGGTAAAAACTTCCAAAAGACAGAAACTATTACTATTGCTGACACATTGTTAGGCAGCGGCGGTGCACCTTCTATTGTACTTGAAGTTGACACTATCCTAAACGGTGATGTTTATAAAAACCCACTTACTGGAACGTTTGACGGATACTTTGGTTATCATTACTTAGAAAAGCCAGGAAGCTTAAAGAATATTGGTGCTGGTTATACTAACATTGGTAAATGGGAAACTTCTGCACTTACATTCATTGACAACAAAGAATTCATTCAGGAACAGGTTGTTAACTATGTTGAAACAACTTATACAGGATTACCAGCAGGCGCAATTTATGCAAGAGCAAAATGGTTTGGCTGGGTAGGCGATGTAGTTGATGCTATAGTTAAAGACCTTAGACGCAACGGCAACGAAAACGTATTAGAAGTACAGGGCGACCTTTATTGGGAAGGCAAAACGGAAGCTTCATTACCAGCACAATATCATGATGAATGGGTAGCTGGTATATCACATGTTTACACTATGGCAAATAAATTGCTACAAGGACTTGTTCCAGTAACACTATATAATCAATCAGGTGGTGATGCTAGTGATAGAGTATACGCACAGGATTTAACTAACGGCGACTCGGCTCCGGCAACATGGACAGCTGGTAACTTATACAGGTTGCAAAATGTTGTAAAATTTACAACAGCAGGCACTGTAAGATATTATACACCAAAAGTAGAGCATACATCTGGTGCAGCGTTTAATGCTGGTGAAGTTTCAGCTTACTGGACAGAAGTTGATACTATTGACACTACTGTACAAAACTTTATAAACTCAATAAACTTTGCATTCAATGCATCTTATAACCCACCGTTGAGAAACAAAGAACAAGATGTGTTCCTTCTTAACGATGCTACAATTTTGCGTAACATGTCTGTACAAGGACATGGTGGATTTATGGGTGTACTTGATCCAGACGGACAAGTACTTACTAAGTCTCCTTATATTCAAAACGGTGCTAGTTTTTCACAGTCATTAAATAAGCAAGCGTTTAGAGGTGGACTATACACTGACGCATTTGTTGGTAACTCAGCAATTCAAGTTACTGGCAGGGTTGATAACGATCCGTTTAGACTTACAATTAAAAGTTTAGGTAGCCAAGCAGAACCGCAAGGGTTATTTGTAAGACGTCCGCAGACACCTTGTGCATTTTATATTGATGGCAGACGTTTCCAGGTTAACGCACTAACAAATTATGATAAGTCGTTAGGTACAGCACAGATTGTTCTAGACAGAAGTTCTAACAGTACTGTAGGTTTTACTGGTGTTACTAGTGATCTAATTACAGGTTATAACTTAACGCAAGTTGGCACATTCCAATATAATGTTGCTAAATGTGAAAGAGATACCGGCTATATTTTAGATGCAGTAGCATTTGATGTTGCATTAGGTACAAACTATAATGCTGTAACAAATGGTTTAGCGTATCAACGTAATGTTGTTAGTACTTACTTACAGTCAAATCAAAAAGCACAAACAATAGCAGCTATTGGAGTTACGAAAACAACTACAGCGGCACTAAGTTTATTAGCGTCTGAAGCAACAGCATTATCAAGATCAAATGCGGCATTTGCTGAAATTATTGATATTATTGATAATGGCGTATTAGGTACTGAAACTGCTGCTAACGCTCTTGTATTTACAACTCCAGGCTCATTGCCATATACAAAGGCTGTTGAAGCACGTACAAAGCTACAAGAAAACAAAGTATTCTTAGGTGCAGAGGCAGTAGCATATATTAACTTAAACAGCCCGTCAGCGGGATACGATCAAGTTAAATGTGCTAGAGATGTAAGATTTTTAATTGATGCAATATCATATGATATCAACTACGGTGGTAACACTGCATCAAGGACAGCAGCACGTTCATACATTGATGATGGTGTTCCAGTGCTAGCTGCTGGAGAAATTACTCCTACAGTAAATGCAATGAATCATATTAAAGGCTTGCTGTCAAATATTGTTAATGGTGTTAGCTTTACAAAGACATCAGGTAACGCATCTAATCAAATAACAGCAGGTGTTACAGCTGATGCAACAGCGGCTGCACAGTTAGTTATATTGCTTGACATTCCAATTAATGTTATTAGTGCGTCAAACATGAACAGTGTTCCAGTTATAGTTAAGCCAGACGTTACTTGGGCAACAACTGCAATACAAAATGCAAAAGCACAGATAGAAACCAACAAAGCACTTATTACTAGAAAGACTGTACAAAGTGTTGCATCACCAATTGACATTACTCTACAAACTGCTGGTAACAGAAGCATGTTGGGTAATGACTTTACACAGATTAATGACTTAGGTTATGGACTAATTGCAGTTAACGGCGCATTATCAGAAATGGTTAGTATGTTTACATATTACTGCCATGCTAGTTACTATTCAAAGAACGGTTCACAGATTAGATCATTAACTGGATCTAGTTGTTATGGTGAGTTTGGTCTAGTAGCTGAAGGTAGTGATCCAAACGAAATTCCAGATGCTATATCACTAGCAGAAGATATGGTAATGCCAGGTAAGGTATTTGAATCAGCAGTTATTTTGCAAACTACAGGACCTGTAGTTGCAGTAGCGGGCGAGACATATACTCAAGCAAGTTCCGGAGCAGTAGGCACAGTAGTAATATCAACAGGCGTAAACGGTAATCATACTATATACTTAAAAACATATAGCGGATCGTTTGATACAACAAACACTATTACAGGTAGTACAACAGGCGCTCTTGGAGCAGCAAGTGTTCCGCTAACAGTAGATGCAACAGGCTATACAAATGCTGCAACCACAGCATATATGTACGTATATGATTTAAAAGATATTCCGTCTAATAGATCAGAATTTGATATCTTCCATAGCAATGCATCACCTACTCCAGCAAATGGTAGATACGAAGTTTCAAACGTTGAACTAGCTACTCCACACTTGGGTAGATATATTGGCATTGGACATACAGGAACTCCACCGATTGCAGCAACACCTACAATAGCTGATGGTGCTGCTACTGGTGTAAGATTTAATGTATTTAAAACTAAAACTGATGGCTACACAGTCTCTGTTGTTACAGCAGGAACTACTTATACAGTAGGCGATCAGTTTGTAGTACCGGGTGCAAACTTAGGTGGTGCAACACCTGCTAACAATGCAACTATTGTTGTTGCTAGTGTTACTAGCGGAGTTGTTGCAACAGCAACTATTACAGGTACAGCACTTACTACTACAGATGAAACACCAACATATAGCGGTGCAGTTTATAAATTAAACTTCTCAACATCCTCTGCACAATATGCACAAACAGGTATTAAAGCTGCGCCATCGCATAATGACTTGGTTAACTATAGACGTAATGAAACGCATATCTTTAACGATCTTGCACAACCAGACTTGTTAACTATTCGTCCAAGTACTGCATTACTGTTTAATGAAAACCCAGGACAATTTTATAGAACAATTTCGTTCTTAACTAGTAACAGTTTAGGTACTGCACTAGCTTCAAATAGTATTCAAGCAGGATTTGAAAGTAGTTATGATTATGTTAGATTAACTATCGATAATACTAGAGCAAACGAAACAATACACAGCGGCACTGGTACTACAAAAGGTAATACTGCTGGCGATATTGTTTTAGCAC